CCACGGGGGACCCTACCGAGCGAAAGCCCACGCGATATCGTAGCGCCTACGAGTCTCCAAGACTACGGCAAAGCCGTCCGGGAAAAACCCGGTCCCTCTAATTAGCGCGCTGAGGGTGCGCGCGCTGCCAGGCCAGCCGTTTTCCGGCTGTTAAAGGCAGCGCCGGCTCTCTTCACCGAGCCACGTGAGTGGAACGTCCACCACGAACAAACGATGTCAAGCCTCCCTCGCCGGGAGAAGCGGAGCCGCGTGCCGCCTCCTTGGACGGTCCTATGGCTCCCACGGGTGTTCTTGACTACACCAAGTCAACCTGTTTCGCTGGCTAAGCGGGCAAACGATGCCGAGCCCCCTCGTCGGGGCGACTCACCTCGCGCTGCTTCTATGAGCAGTTCTTCGGTGCCGCGAATCCTAACCTCCCCACACGGCGGTCGGTAACCGCACTCCCGCTGATCAGGCGGGGGGTGGCAGCGCTATCGCCTCCCGATTAGGCGATAAAACCAGCGAGCACGGCGCAAGTGCCCGCGGAGGGGCTCCACTGGTCAAAGAAGTCGGCGTTCAGCACCACCGGCTCGATGGCGGTGACATTCACCAACCACTGAGCCTGAGCATAAACTCCGCCAGAAGAGACCCCATTGTCCACGTAGATCGATGTCGTGGCAGGGCCGGAAGCAACCGTTGGGAAACTGCCGGAAAAAGACAGGGGCTGGCCATTAGTCTCGTGGGCGGCATAGCCCATGAGATAAGTTCCGACGCGGGGGAAGGTGATGGTCAGCTGCTGCGGATACGCGGCAGGGCCGACCAACACCTCCATCCCCCCAACATCGAACACTGGCACGCCCGGAGTTCCCCATGGATTCTGATCGCCAAGCACGTCTGAATGATAGACGAACCCATCGGCCACATCGTCGTGTGCCAACTCCGGCTTATACAGCTCGACGTCGTAAGTGGCCCACAACTCCCCCAACACTTGACTCGCAAACGGGCAGCCATTAGTGGCCACCTGGAACGTCCCGAGGTCAGAAAACCTGCGGTCCGGAACAGCCTCGGTTTCACTGCGGGTGTACAACAGTCGGGTCGGCGTCTGTGGCTGAGCGCATTCGACCCCATGGATCATGTTGGCGCTCGTAACGCACGAACTAGCGAACTCTGAGTTGAGCAACTCAACCTTGGTTTGGAAGGGCTCATGGTCAGCGTCGTAGTCCGTGGCGAACATGACTTCGCCAAGAGCGGTGGAGGTAGTGCCGGCAAGTTGGCCAGAGGTGGTTCGAAACTCCAACGCGAGACCGTTGAATCGGTACTGCTGGAAGTGCCTTGCGATGTTGGCGAGCCATGGGAAGAATCCCTGGTTAGCAGCATTAAGGGCGTAGGCGACATTCTCGAACGCTCCGGCGATGGCGGCCGAAACGACATTACCAATGAACTCGCGATGGCAGACTCGGACGGCGGTGGAACCGCCCGCGAACCGGGGGACCTGGTTTTGGTACAAGAGCGTGTTGGTGGCGGGCAAAGGACCGACGGTGTAATCGCCTCGGCCTCGGATTTTTCCAATAAGGTCGGAGGCCCACTCGCCAATTTTCCCGCCAAGCATGGCTCCAATTGCCCCGGCACCGGGGATCGGAACGAGGTTTCCAACTGCGCGACCGATCCCCGAACCGATTTCGTAGTTGCCTTTACCCACGATAACTGGGGTCGCTGTCGGCGGGGCAACCCGCACCGTATTTTGGCGTTGGTCGCTCTGCCGTTGACGGCGGCGCCGCGGTAACATGGCACCTCCCGTCGAAACTCTCGCAGTTGCGACAATACCACGCCCGGCGCGCCGACTACGACGTGCTCGTCTGCGCGGGTTGGCTGCATTCGTGTTTGCATTTCTTGGCATCGAACGGTTTGTATTGACATAAATGTCGGCGGCGGAATACCTGCCGCCACAGACACTGCGGACGTACGCGCTCGCTAAAGAAGCCGGGCGCGCGCAAAAAGCCCAGACCGTCAACACCGCTCGAATGAAGGAATTACCGGGGGTAGTATTGGCTTCCCCGGTCCACGTCGACCCATCCACGGCCATCGACAGGGTATAGCCTGGGACGTGCTTGGTTAAATGAGCCACAGCGCGGAAAGCTTTAGTTTCGTGGATAGCCCACAACCATGGCGGGAGAATCAAGTCGAGCACGCACGTGGCTTTCAAAGTAGGCCAAAGGTGCGACTTATCATACTCCGACACGTCCGTCGCATCGAACAAAGGGTAGGAATCGAGCCACTCATCCAAGTTCTCAGCATGTGCCCTTGGGTCCAAGCCTTTCATCCAAAACAGGTTCAAGTGCTTGTGAGCCGGATCCTTCGGGCTCAACGCTGTGGTCATAACTTTGGCGGCCGCATAAATGTACGGAGCAAATAAAACAGCATACAAATCAGAGCAGCTACTTATTCCACGCGGTTTCGCTTCAGCCTTCATCGCCAACTCAAGCTTGGTGAATGCCTTGATGTCCCAAACATCGGCATCAAGGAACGCCTCAACGTGGAGGCGCTCAAAAACTTCCACCAACTGCTGCTGTCTGCTCGGGGAAAAGGTTGGACGCCGCAGCCAATCCTCGAACAAAAACCTGTGCGGGACGGACGCGATGGCGGCTTGCTTGACGCGCTCTCGCAGTGGGGCCATGAATCTGATCAGTTCCCTCTGAAACCCTTCATAAACCTCCGGGTCAGGCGGCAGTCGGGCCGACCCACGACGCAATATCGACGCAGCGACCATCGAATGGACGCACTTCTCGTCGGCGTTGGGGTCTGTCCCAAAAGATGGGCCTAGAACCTGAGGAGCGGGCGAGGGCCGATCTAAACACGGCAACAGCTTCACCTTTTCCCACAACTCGGTCGGCGACAGATTGGGCGGGCCTTTGCGCGGGGTGTCAGCAGGCGCATAAACAGGTCGCCCGCAACACTCGCCGGTCACGGCCCACCCCGGCCAAACGGTAGGACGAATGACGGCCAAAGTTTCATTTCCCCGCCGCAAATCCAAGGAAAAAGAAG